TATAGCACCTGAATAAGTTTCAAAGGTTGCTTCGTACTCTTGTCTAAAAGTTCTCTCGTCTAGGTCAGCTTTTGCCGCTTCTACTTCGTCTGAATCTACTTGCTCTCCCTGTAGGGTGGTAAATTGCCAAGACTCCCAATCTTTATCTTCCTTACCTTTCATATAAAGGTCATAAGCCCAATTACCATAACCTCTTGGTGTACCACAGGCAAAGAAATCGCCTTTGGTGTCAGATAAGGTAGCTCTTAACACTGAGTAATACGCTTCACTTGGTATGTCAGCAAACTCATCTAAGACTAGAAAGTTTAATCCAACACCCCTTAACTGATCATATGATCGGTCTGAGCCTCGTAAAGATATTTCAGAATTGTTATGTAATCTTAATGTTAAATCTGTTTCGTTTATGTAGCTAACTAAATCGTTGTCTATTGCGACTTCTTTTAACTTAGCCCAACATATTTGCTTAGCCTGTCGATAGGTTGGCGCTACATACCATACCTTTTGTTTAGGCTTCTTACAGGCAAAGTTTAAGAGTTCACCAATAGCAATAAAAGTCTTACCAAATCTACGCCCTGTAATTAAAACTCTATTCCTTGCTTTGGACTGTGTTACCTGTTTCTGTGGACTGGTTAAGGGCATTTATTTTTATTTTTATATTAACTTTGCGACCTGCGTAATTACTATTAAATATATATTCTTTTTCCTCAGTATCTTTTAGAGCGTTTATTGATTGATTTAAGAACTTATTTAATTCGTCATTCATACTTTAAAACCTTTTTTCCAAGCCTGTAAACTCCAATAAGCAGGACTTAAATTCTTTTGTCCCTTAACTCGTTTTAGCACACCACCCATTCTAGCGTCAAATGATCTTTTCCGAGCAGGAATGTTCTTCTTAATACTCATTTCCTTAGATCCGAAATTAACTTTCTTTACATTACCAGTTGATCTATCTTTTACAAAGACCTTAAACTTCTTAACATCACCACGACTAGGTTTGTTTAGTTTAACTGTTCTACCTTGATATTTTGCCATATTGTCAATTAATTCGTGTTTACTTGGCAACCCCAAGCGTGTACATAATAATCATTATGTTTAGTAATTTTTCCAGTAATATGTCCGCTGTCATCATAAGTATTTACATACTGTATTATGTTTTTAGCTTCCAGTCCTTGATATAACTCACTACAAGTTTTATCGCTAGGTACTGTATAAACAAGAGTTCCAATACTTAAATATATAATTAATAAATACTCCATTATCCGTAAGTAAAGTTAATAACCTTTTCGTTGTTCTCATTCAAGGTCATATCTTTCTTAGCCCATCTGTCAGGGAATCTTCTCTCTAATAACCAAGCCTTAGACTGCCAAGACTTATCTTTCATTATGAAATCTAAACAATACATCTGACATTCTGACTGAGCCTTTTTTATATTCTGTAAAAACTGTATAAATTTTTTTTGTTCTCCTGCGTCTTTAATGGTCTCAATATCTTTATTTAGCCAATTATAATAAGTTTTCTCTGATATTCCTGCGTATTCACAAGAATCTATTATAGATAGACCTTTCTCTATAGCGCTTAACAATCTTTTTTGAATGTCATCTTGTAATTTTGTTTTTCTTCCCATTTTACCCTCTTTTGTTTGAGTACCTGCTTATGCAGTGTTAAATCCAATTTAGTGTTGGTAATCCTTGATATTGCATATCATATACAAACCAAGCAAAAGCCAACATTCCACTTCCCTTTTTACCTAAATGTTTTTCAAAAGTAACTCTTTTACTAAATACATAAACATTTTTTAGGTATTTCTTTTTAAATATTTGTTCTTGTCTTTTTGCACCCTCTAAATAACTTAATTTATGAAACATCGCTATTTTGTTTTTAGTTATATCAAAGGCTTTTAAAGTAAATTCATTAGCAAGTTTGAATGGTGGGTTAGTAATTATATTGTCTGCTTTTCTATTAGTAAGTAAAAAATCTATTCCTGTTTCTCCATACCCACGATCAATCAAATCGCTTGAATGTACATTGTAATTATTTTTTTTTAATATTTTACTTAATGCACCATCACCACAAGCACATTCCCATATGTTTCCATCAAATGTTTCTTGTTGTAATAAAGCCTGAACTGCATATTGAGGTGTTGAATAAAAATCATCTTTTACACGATCTTTACTAACATCAGCACCTATATATCTTTGTATATTTTCAATTTGCATTTAAGTTTTGTAATTTCCACCTGACATAATCAGGGTTATTTTTTTCTATCTCAGTATAGTGTGTCGCCATACCATTTACAATATCTTCTTCGTTTTTGTTTCCATCAGAGCCTAATTGTCTAACATAAAAAATGGCGTGTAATAACTCGTGTTTAACAAGGTCTACAGCTATTGATCCGCCCTCTTCTATTATTCCCCTGTCTAAATATATTCGCATACTGCGAGAATGAAACGAGCCTTGTTGCTCTGCACATTCTTCTGATATTTCACTTGGTATTTGTTCTAATGTAATTCTGTAATGCGATAGTCTTATAAATTCAGGTAATTCAACCTTTTTCGTCATTTTCTCTTTTTCTTTCGCAAGTCTAAGTCGTGTTTTCTACTACCTCTTAAAAATGAATTAACTCTACCCATAGACCAAGCCGCCATCGGTACTCTGCGTGATCCTGCACTTAAAAAAGCACCTTGTCCTCTACGATAGACTTTAGCAAGTGTACCATAGGTATATCTTTTAGATGCTTTGGCTTTTCTTTGCAAAGTAGCTTTCACTGTAGCTGATAAAGGCTTTCTTTGTACCATTATGCTTTAGTCCTTGCTTTTAATAGTCTCATAGGAATACGCTTTCCTGATTTATATAAACTTGCAACTTCTTTAATTAAATTGGCTCTTTTACTGCGTTTTTTACCTTTTAATCCTGATAGGTACTTTTTGGGTACGCCTGATTTTTTGTCTTTAGGTACTTTACGCTTCTTAGCCATTATTTATTTTTTTTCTTTTTTTTCTTCTTCATTGGTGGTCTACCTACTTTAGACCCATATGTACCTTTACCTCTTGGCATAATAAACTCCCTTTTTTCAATGATTTAAAATTATATACGAATACACGAATGGTATTCTAGTAAGTTATACCATTTACTGTTTACAAAAGTCAATATGTTTGATCAAAAAACTTTTGTGCTTCGTCTATGGCTTCTCTAAATCTTTTACCAAGATACACTCGGTCTACTTGATGAATGGTAGCTGTTTCTTTAATTGTGTAATCTTCAACACAGATATTATAAACCAAACCAAAGGCTTTATCACCTAACCAAGTATGTAAGCGTGATAGTTTGTATATAGCGTCTATTCTATCGGTAGCCATATCATTCCACCCTGATATATCTCCGACTTTATTAAAGTTAGAAGTATAACTACCTATGCGGCTTTTCTCCCATAATCTTCTAACTCTTAACGCTGTGTAATATTGTTGTATATTTACAACTTTTTTGGACCGCAATATATCCAAAGAAGATTCAGATATATTAATCATTACGACTTTGCCTTGTCCTTTGGCTTTCTCTTCCTTAGTACCAATAAACTTGGGCTTAATATTTCTGCGATCTTCTTTCTTCAAATACTCCATACACAAAGTGTACTGTATTTGTTCTTGTTTTTCTATTTAATTTTATCACCATTGCGTTTACTAAACTTAAGATATTGTTTTCCATCAGAATATTCTATCTCCGCCCAAGTCTCAGCCACCATTTTAAAACCTTGTGGCACTTGATTAGGGTAAGTTTCTCTAAAGTATTCGTCTGAGGATTTTACAGGTAACTTAACAACTGTGTCATCATCTTCCCATCTTTCTTGTGATAGGTAGGTTGAAAAATGCGGAATAAACTCAGGGCTAGAGGCTTTATCGACAAGTTTGTTATATTTTTCAATAAGGGTATCAGAGTCTATTTTATTCTTTATCTTATTATATTTCTGAATAGCTACTTTTTTACTACCTCTCTTAGCTTTTAACTTACCCCATATATACATAAAATCATCTATATTCTTATCATTTATTCTTATTAGTTTATTCTGTTTGTTATCGGTTGGTGTATCGATTGGTGTATCTTGATACTCGTCATAATGACAGATGGTAAGGACATTTGGTGTATCGGCTGGTGTATCGTTTGGTGTATCGGTTAGAATAGTACCATTAGCTTTTAATTTATCTAAATAGCGTTGTACTTTAGCCCTGTTCCAATTAAACGCTTTAGCCATATAACTTATTGAACAGCATAACTGACCACGCTTTAATCTTATAGTCTGACCTTTAATGTCAAAGTCTCTTTCCTTAAAACTTGCTTCTAACAATATCCAAATGAAAGCACCGATCTCACAAAGTGATCTATCTTTCTTTTGTAAACTTGGGTGAAATAATATAGCCCTATTGATCTTGATATATCCTTGCATAAGTCTTAGCCCTTTCTTCTAGCTGTTTTATTACAGCGTCATTATTAACTTTCTTACAAGGTGATATTATTACTAGTTCTTTCGCTAAAGTAAAAGGATTTATGTTAAATTTATTATAAAAAGTTTGCTCTCCAATGTCGGTCTGCATTTTATGGTATTGGTAAGTAAAAGGTAGTGTTAGATAATCACTTGGTTTTAGTCCTGTGCCACCATCACTTAATATTCTTATATGACACGCTTGGCTTGGTGTTTGCTCAGATATGTAACAAGGAAACGATCTAATGAAATTTAGATGCTTTGTTGATCTTATAATTTTTTTCATAATTCGGACAGTTACGACAGGTACGACAGGGGGTCTGTGTCTGAATTGTCATAAAATAGTAGGGTAGCTAAAATGAAAGGGCGAATTTTCGGAGGTCAGCTACCCTAAAACCTTTATAAACTCCCAAAAAATAAAGTCAATA